AGGGCAGAACAGGAAAGTAAGGGGGATTTTGAGCAATAAGAAAGCCACCTGTTAGAGTGGCTTAATAGTCCTTGACCACAAGCGAGGATGGAATTGAACCACCTTTTCTTACCAAATTTCACCACATAGCAGAATCGAACTGCATTAGTTGCGATGACGGGGTTCGAACCCGTGACCTAAAGCTTATGAGGCTTTCGAGCTACCGCTGCTCTACATCACATTGCAAATATACAAACTTTTATAAACTACAAAAATACTTTTTCAATTTTCGATTGTCCGTCCGAGTTCGGTGAGTTCATTTTCTTCGTCAATCGTTTTCAGTTCCATGTGAGGTGGTTAAAGGGTTATGAAGCAAAGTATTTATCCAATTTTGAGCAAGCCTTTTGGATTTCTCCAATAGTCATAAGAAAGGCGGCATCTTGCACCTTATCAGCAATAATAATACTGCAATGAGCGTTTATTGTATTACGAAGCATTACTACTTCGTTTTTAAACTCCACAAGATCATCGAGGGATATACTAACAGATTGTTTTATTTCCTTTACTTTTTTTTGCTTGTTCATATTATTATTTTTGTGCGCTGGTTAAAAGTTTATTTTAATTACCAAATCTTTTTTTGCTTTGCTTATTTATTATATGCCGAAACCCGCTACAGTATTGATAAGTATTTTTAAAAAAATACGTTTACTGCAATGCTTTCAGCGATATTTCCCGAGCATTTTCGATACCGCCAAGGTCTGATATTACCGACTGTGGCACATATACGGTAACGGGTATCTTCTTATCTTCTATCGGCTTGCGCCCAGCTTTACCGATAATGCCCCGGTTCGATTTCCTGCCGTCTTGTTTCTTAGTCTTAGTCTTGCTCATTGTTTATCTGTTTATCTTGCCAGCTCATGTAGGACTGGCGTTAATTCAAAAAAAGAGGGCGAGTTTCCCCGCCCCGGCCTTTCGGCTGCTTTCGCTACGGAATGATCCTTACGATGATATACCTAAAAACATATCACCGCCCAGAACACGATATATGGATAGCAAAAAACTATTGAGGGGTTGAGGTATATATATGGCCCACAGCCCCGTGTAATCTGATCTCTAACAATCCTCCATGCAGATAATCCCAAGAAAGTGTTATTGCGGTATTAGGTATCATTCTATCAGCATAATAATGCTTTGCTTGAATTTTTGCAATTATCTGCTTTGCCAAGTCAATATCTATAACCCTGCTGCATGACCTGCCGCGCTTGTCAGAAAAAACGAATTGACTACCAAGAATATCTATCATCTTTACCTGTACACCATTCTGCGGGTGTGCGCCTGTCGTGATTGTTACGATGTTCATGTTATATGTTTTAGATATTAATAAGCATATTTTTCCCCGCCAAAAGCAGAGTGCATAGCGGCGGCATTCCTGTTATCCTGACCGATTATGTGAGCGGTATAATCAGCATCAGCCTTAGCAATTGCAGTTACAGCAGCAATGTTATATTGAGCAGAAAAAGCAACTAAGGAATCATTGATAACGCTTAATATATCGGATGCCTCACGAATATCTTCGCTCCATTCGTCTGTAGCATAATCAAGGAAAGCAATCATGTTATACTTCAATGCTACTGCATTGTGATTAGCAGTAAGGTAGCTAATTATCTGTGCTTTGTTGGCGGTGAGTATCTCTTTAAGTGATTGCATCTTCTTTGCTTTTGTTGACACAAAGATAAGTTGTTTAATTCAATCTGCAAACTATTTTTTAAACTTTTTTTTAAAATAGGCTGAAACCCGCTACCAGATTGTATAGAATGTTATTTATAATGTGATTGTAAAGTTTGTTTGGTGCAATCCAAAGATGTTGCGTAACTTTAAATTGAATGAAGACCTCGAAAGCAGTCGTTCATAAGAAAGCGAAAACTACATTTAAGAAACAAATTATAGAACCTGCCAAACAAAAGATTGCATAAAAAAACAATTAAATGGTTGAAAGGTAAAATTAAATAACCCTTAACATCGGAGATATGAAACTAATAATAGAAAAAATAAAACATTGGTGGATAGCCCGTAAAGAAAGAGGGGCAGCTAAAAGAGAATCTGAAGAATATTATTACGGCAGACTGCGTGAACGGAGAGAGGAATTAGGACACACTATGAGTACGAAGACAGTATATATGGGCTATGGGGGCGTTCAGTTTGAAACAATATGGACGGATAAGGACGGCAATGACGTTACATATCACAACGTATTCCCGTAATCACAAATGTTATAATCCCTATGATAAATCCGTGAAAAGCCTTGCCAAATAACAAAACGTACATAAATACTTATCTACAATAAGTTAAACCCACCTCAAACCCTTTCCAGTAAAGGGAATTTTTCAGTACTTGGAAATATCAAAATAATCAACTACCTTTATAATTAATAAGAAATTCCTATTGAGCGCAGCGAGGCAAGCGGTAACGAAGTGGACGGCTCACACCTGCATATTAATCCGCAGGGCGCAAAAGAATATGTTTCATTGGGGTTCATAAGGCGGGTATCACTCCACAATTACTAATAAAATGTTAATATTTACCCACATTTCGCACTTCGGTGCTTATTTTTTTGCTACAAAAGTTAGCCACACCTAAAAAAGTTTTTTTGGTTTATCTAATTTATTACTACATTTGTGATACACAGGCGCATATCAGCTCCTATAACCCTATTCACACACTCGGTAAGTCTTTGCTGGGTTCTCTTTAAAGTACATGGCTTATATGAGAAAGTCAAGTTATACAAATGAGTTGGCAGATAGTGTTTGCGAGTGTATCGCAACAAATGCAATCGGACTGCGTGGTGTGAGTAAAAAACTTAATATACCGCTGAGTAATATTACTGATTGGCTTAGAATACACTCATATTTTTCGGAACAATACGCGCGCGCTAAAATAGCACAGGCAGATATAATTGTTGAGGAAATACTTGAAATATCGGATGATGATAGTAAAGACCTTATAGCGGGGGAGTTTGGAGAGCAAGCGAACACAGCAGCAGTTAACAGGGCTAAGTTAAGAGTAGATGCCCGTAAGTGGTACGCTTCTAAACTTGCGCCAAAAATATACGGTGATAAACTGGACGTTACATCAGGTGGCGAGAAGCTGCCGACTACTATAAATATAATCAGGGACAATGGGTCGAACGGCTGAGATTAGGCTATTTGACAAACAGTTACAAGCCTACGACTACTTAGAGGATGCAACAACAACTGAGGTATGTTATGGTGGAGCAGCGAGGGGCGGCAAGAGTTATTTAGGGTGTGCGTGGCAGATAATGAGGCGAATAACAATGCCAGGAAGTGCAGGGCTAATAGCCCGTGAAGAATTGACGAAATTAAAAGATACTACATTACTTACGTTCTTTGGCTTACTGAATACATTTGGTGTGCGTGATGCTGTTGACTTCAATGCTCAATCGCTTATATGCTCATTCCCTAATGGTAGCCGTATCTTTTTCCGAGAAATAAAGTACATACCATCAGACCCTGAATTTGACAGGCTCGGTAGCTATGACCTTACTGATTGCTTTATAGATGAAAGCCAGCAGATCAGCGCAAAAGCTATCAGCGTTTTAAAGGGTCGTTTCAGCGTGTTAGCTGGCGAAGGATGGTCTACTATACCAAAGGCTTTATATACCTGTAACCCGTCAAAGGGATGGATTAAAAACGACTTTGTAGACCCATATAAGCGAGGCGAGATACAACCATATAGGAAGTTTGTAAAAGCATTGCCAAAAGATAACCCCAACGTATCACAGGCGTACTTGGATAACCTTTTGAAAGCTGACAAGGTAACTATTGAGCGTTTATACTACGGCAACTTTGATTACGATGACGACCCAACAGTATTATGCGACTACGATGCAATAGTGGATATGTTTACCAATGAGCATGTAAAGCCAACAGGTAGTAAGTTTATTAGTGCCGATTTGGCCATGCAGGGAAGGGATAAGTTTGTAGCTGGTGTGTGGGATGGGTTGATTTGCAATGTAGCAATAGAGCAGGGTAAAAGCACAGGCAAGAGCATAGAACAAGACCTGCAAGCGTTGATGATTAAGCATAGTGTACCACGTAGCAGAACGGTAGCAGATAGTGACGGCATGGGCAATTACCTTGTAAGCTACCTTGAGGGGATAAAAGAGTTCCACGGAGGGGCGAAAGCGAATGACGAAAAAGAATTTGCTAACCTTAAAGCTGAATGTGCGTATAAGCTGGCAGAAAAGATTAATAAGCGTGAGATAAAGATAATCTGCACGAGCGAACAAAAGCAGCGCATTATTGAGGAAGTCGGTGTATTGAAAGCCGATAGCGTTGATAAGGACGAAACAAAGAAGCGCATTATCAAGAAGGAGTTAATGAAAGAACTGATTAACCGAAGCCCCGACTATCTTGATATGCTGTTGATGAGAATGTATTTTGAAGTAAAGAAACCTGAAGCCGAAACCTATATAATCCGCAGAAGATGACAAAAGAACTACCAAAGAACCCGATCAAGGAAGCCCGTATGCAGGCTATTATGAAATCAGACGAGTTTATGCCTGAGTTTGATAAGCAGGCTAAAAGTATTGTCATTGACAACATACCCGATAACCTGCAAGACCTGCTACATGGTGCAATGGCGCAATACTCATTTACAGCAATGAACTTGCCGCATGAGGTGTACAAAGACATGGTAAAGGGCTCTCCTGAAAATTGGAGTGTCGGCGTTGTTCAAAAAGCCTGTAATATTATTCTATCTGTCAAATCAGAAACAGATGTAGTAACGTACTACGATGCTATTGTGCCGGTAATCGAACTGCAAGAACACATTAATACCCTACTTCAAAAAGCTAAACAAACCGCTATTGAAACTATAAATACTCGCTGGAACATAAGCAGCAGAATATAAAGCTATGACCCTATCACAAGAAGATATTATTGAAATAATTGACCATAATCCATATGCGGATTACATATCGCAATGTATCGAACAGTATAACCTGCTGCGGATGCACTGTACGGGCGAAGGTATTGAGGATTATGTTGAGGATATGCCCGAGTTTATGCGTGAAGGGCAGGTAAAAACCCTCACCAAACTAATGAAGGGCAATCGTGATTTGATATATCGCACGATGGCCCCACGTGATAAGATTTACTCCGCAAAGGGTGGTATCGAGCAATATAACCTACCTGAAAGCATAGAGCCAAAATTCAGGGAGTTTCTCGGCAATATAGCTGATGGATTGCCAGTAAAAGAATGGATAAGGCATAAGGTACAGCCAAGGTATGACTACGATAGCAACGGCGTAGTGTTTATCGAGGTGAATGAGTACAACATACCTTTCCCAACAGTACGGTGCATTACCGATATATTCAGCTATATGCCATCGGGAAGGGCATTGGAGTATATCTTTTTCAAAGTAAGCGAAAGCGAGAAGGTAGATTATATCAAATCGGGATTACTGCCTGCAAATCTTACTAAAAGCGATAAGGTATATCGTGTGGTTGATGATACGACAGACAGGCTCGTTGTTACCCGTGGTAGCCGTGGCAATACAACTATAGAAAGTACGGTAGCTAATGAGTTTGGTTATGTACCCGCTATTATCATATCAGACATATACAGCTATTCAAGTGAGCATTTTGATAGCCCTTTAACGCCTGCTGTAGCATTACTCGACAGCGCACAGTTAGATAAGGCATTATTCTCCTGGGCTTATAACAGGCAGGCAATGCCTAAGGAGTGGATGCAGAAGTTTGAATGCCCTACATGCAGGGGTGAAGGTGAGATAAGTGGAGAGAAGTGCCCTGAGTGCCACGGTAAGAAGATAATGCAGCACATGCGTAATAGCGATGTGGCTATCGTTGACTATCGGGGCGAAGGTGGCGAAAGAATACCTAACCCACCTATGGGTATTGTAGCTTCAGATGTGAACGGGATGCAATTTATGGCAGATCATAACGCCAGCATTGAGGATAATATAGAGTACACGCTGTGGGGTGTGAGCAGGGTGCAGAAAAGCGGTGTATTACAAAGTAAGGTAGCTGGACATGGCGGCAATGTAAGCAATACGGCATATGAGGCGCAACTTAATGAGCAGCCAAAGCATGATAAACTAAAGTTATACGGCTCATGGAAGGACAGTATACAGAAGTTCATAGCCGATACCTGCGGATGGTATTTGTACCGCAATTCATACGATGGCAGCGCAATACTATGCGGCGATAGGTTTATGATTGAAAGCCCTGATGCCACATGGGACAGGTATACGCTTGCAGTTGCCTCTAAAGCCCCAATGTCTATACTCGATAGCCTACTGATGGAGTACATTGAAAACAAATACAACAATAACCCGCTATTATACCGTAAATACATGCTGCTGATGCAGGTAGAGCCATTTGTACATGAAGATGTGAATGTGATATGGATTGACCCGCAATTACCGCTTATTACTAAGCTATCTAAGAAGTATTATGACGAATGGACAAGCACTATAACTGATTATGACATTGCCAATGTACCCAACCAGGGCGGAGCGGATATACTCCGTAAGCAGTTAACAGATTGGGTAACGGGCAAATTTATTAATGAAAAGAAAATGGATAGCTTGTTAATAACCGGATCGGGTGAAGTTCTGAAAATGGGCGACCAAGTGCAGGTAATAGTAGGCAAAGAAATAAAGCCCGACCACCAAGGAAAGCAGTTTAAAGTAACCGACATAGCAGGCAGTAACCTAACCCTAAGCAGCGATGATGCAGACGGCGTGTTTGGTTATACCACTATGGACGTTATCAAGCAGGGCGCAATGAAGGGATTGCCTGCCGAACCAATAGAGAAATTATATGCGTAACCTTTAAAAACCCAATAACATGGCAAGAGAAAGAACACAAGGTGTAGAAACATTTAAATACGATAAGTGCCTCGTAACTGTAAACCGTAAGCAGAAAATGAATGACAAAGGTGTAATGCAGGGCTACACCGAAAGCGTAACTATCCGTGAGGTATTGCGCACTAACATGCCAGCTACCGAAATCAGTATCAATGCCCTGAATACGGCTATTGACTTTGAAAACGCATCCGAAGAAGGGAAGCCGAACATTATACAGTATTTCCCTGCGGGTATTGTAGCGGAAGCCCACAGGTACGCAGCAAGCGATGTAATGAAAGAAGAAGGCGACATCTTCAAGAAAAGATTAGTCATTGACCTCACCCAAAAACTGAACTAATATGCTGAAAAAAGAAGCACAACAGAAACTGTTAAAAACACTTAATATCCCTGATGACCAAATCGCTACTTTAATGGGTGATGATGAACTGGATATTGAAGATACACTATTGACAGGCCGCCACATTTTTGACGAAGACGGGTTAAAGACCCTGAAAGACAATGTGAAGCGTGGGCATGAAGAAGCCTATACCGAGATTGAGTGTAAAAACCTAAATGAAAAATACAAGCTCGGACTGAAAGGCAAGGATGCCAAAGACCGTGAAAAGGTATATGCTGCTATGCAGGCTAAGGCTATTGCAGATGCAGGTATTGCGCCCGATGCCAAAGTAAAGGAACTATCTGATAGCATTGAGGCACTACGTGGAAACATCACTACAGCAGAAACAGAGGCAACCACATGGAAGCAGAAGTATGAGCAACGCCTGCTCGATGATGAGTACCGCTCTTTACTATCGGCGGACCGCAACCCATCGCTCGATGATGTGGAGTGGATAGAACGCCTGAAACGCCAGTATGAATTTACAGAAGACAACGGCATAAAAGGGCTGATAGATAAAAGGACAGGCAAGCCCGTGAAGGACAACAAAGAAAACCTGATACCCGCAGCCGATGTGATCAGCGAAAGGTTTAAAAGCGAGGCATCATGGCGCAAAGCTGATGCGCCTGCCGCAGACCCTGCCGATACAACCAAGAAAACGCATAACCCCGCAAGGACACCGGGAAAAGGTGAAAAGAAATACAAGAACAGCGATGATATACAGCGTGAGGTAGATAAAAAGTACCCGCTTGAATCGAGAGTGCCAGGTATAAAAAAACTGCGCCTCGACTACTTCAATCAGCTTGCCGCTATGTAAGACGGTTTGAATTTCAGGGTGATTTCCATAACAGCCGCTTGTTCTCAGGCGGCTTTTTTGTGTAAAAAACACAGAATACACAGAAAGTAACCCCTTACTGTCAATATTTCTATCTATACGCATTATTTCTTGACTGAAGGGGTTCAAAGGGGTTCAGTGAAGGGGTTCAGTCTTTTTCAAAATAAAATTAGTCACACCTAATAAAATAAATTTGGCAATTCAAATAAAGTGCGTAATTTTATGTCGTAATTGCATTTGTTGATTTGGCAATTACTTCCTTCCAAGGGGTTGTACCCCGAAAATGCTGAATGGCTGTGCCATAAAATCAAAAATTGCAAAAGGGTCGTAACCCGCACACTTTTTCTCTTTTTTCTCACAGCCAAATAAACCTATCAAATGGCACAATCAAACTATTACGACTCCGCCCTTAATGGGTTTCAGAGCCGTGTATCAGAAAAATACAACGAAGCGGAATTGCGTGAGTTGGATAACGGCGTATTGTCCGTAGGTCTGAAAAATACAGACTACATCATGGATGCTAAGAATGTATCTAAGGTAAAAGAAAGCGTTAACCGCCCTGTAAACACTTATGTGAAAATGCGTAAGGCTTCTACCAATGGTACAGGCATGACTGCATTTAACACAGGTATCGGCGGCACATCAGCTACGCAGGTAATCACATGGGTTCCGTTTACGGAAGAGTTTTACTTCAACGAAACTACCGGCATGGATAACGTGTACGACAAGTACGAACTGTTTGACAATGAAATGTCGCAGGCGCAACGTAATATCCGTGAGCGCGTACGTGTATGGCTAACCAACAACATCTATACCAACCGTACAGGTTATAACCCAGGTGGTATCAATAACGCATCATTCAATGCAGCCACAAACGCATGGGAAATAAGCGGAGCGCAGTTGCAAAACCCGTGGAGTGCCATGAGTTCGGTAATGCGTCAAAACAAATACGGCTACTCTAAGTATGACATCATGGCTGATAGCATACTGTACCCGAACAGCTTTGAGTTCCAGCAGGCACAGGCTACGCAGAATGCTACCAACCTCGCTTACCAGTTCGATAAAAAGTCTGTACCACCACAGGGCGGCGGCTATATCGGCAATGTATGGGAAGACATCATACTCGGTAACGCAAGCGAAGTGCCATACGTAGCACCAGGATATACAAACGGTGCAGCGATAGTGATGCCATCTAACTCCTTCGGCTTTATCCCTTGGATGCCTAAGCTATACACAGATGGCAGCGGCAATTTCGAGGATTACGCAGGTGGTTACGGTATCGTACAGGATATGACAAACGCTGGCCTTGAGTACATGGTACACGGATGGCGTACACAGGCTGATACTACAGCCGCAAGCGGTCACGGTTTCACGCAGGATAGCGTAACGCAATGGCAGGTGGGTATCTACCTCGCTTATGTGACTACCTACCTGAGCAACGCAAATGAAACACCTAACTATTTCTTTGCGCTGAAACCATAAGGCAGGAAACCTATTATCTAACTAACAAAACCAATAACATGAAACAGATAAAAATAGTGTCCCTGTTACTGATGGCTACGATAGTATCATTTACAGGCTTCGGGCAGGTATTCCCCGCTAAAACAGTACCGAGCAACCAATCTACCACCGCAAGGGGTAATTATGGCACGTACTCGGCTATCGGCTACACAACAGGGCAGATATGCACCATTGCAAGCGGTACGGTAACGCCTATGCCATCTTCAAGGGCGGCAGATACGCTGAAAAGCCCTGTGGTAAACGCAACCGGCTATGGCACTGATACGGGCTATGTGCAGTTTTCCTACTCATCTAAAACGGATAAGCTGTACGACCTGAAAGTAACCGTGATAAGCGGAACACTCGCAGGCACAGCGGTATTGCAGGGCAGCACAGATGGCGTAAACTGGTACACGCTGACAGGTATAACAACATACTGTTCGGGCTGCGTAGGCGCATCTGCTTCTCTTTCTGGAGCAGGCACATCGGATTATCAATGGTCATTTATTGCAGGTAGTGATATTTACCCCTATCACCAGATAAGGGCTATCACATCAGGCACTTGTACCGCAACATTCACAGCATCACAGGGAACGGCTTACTAATGGCTATAACACCCATACAAGGCGTATCATCGGTAAAGGCAGGCTCAACAACCACCTTTACTGATGCTACGCCTGCGGGTATATGGAGCAGCAGCAATACGGCAGTAGCGACCATAAACGCAACAACGGGCGTATGCAGCGCAGTAGCACAAGGTAACTGCCAGATCATCTACACAATAGGTTCGGACAGTACGGCAATAAACTTTACTGTACTACCTGTAAGTTCTTTGACCAACGGCTTTGACTTCAACAAAGTATATGCGGCTTTACAAAATCGTGTACTGTGGCAATCGCAGGGGGCAATCTCTGACAGCCAACAGTATTATGAAGATGTACACCCGCTATGCGATACTAACCTGCTGGATAAAGCAAGACCGCAGACAGGCACACTAACCGCTTACCTCGCATCTATGCAACGTGCTATTATCACGCAAATGGTAACGGCGGTGTATAGCCATCCGCAGGCTATTGACAGGGCGAAACTGGCATTCCCAAGAACTAACCAACCATTGCCTATACAGTTGGTGGCTAATCAGAGCCAATTTGTAGGGTTGAGGTTTTATGTGGGACGTGGCGACCATGCAGTAAAGGTGAATAGCTTACAATTATTCTTTAACCAGAACGTAAGTTTTAACCTGTACCTGTACAATGATTTTTATGTAGCCCCGCTAATGACCATACCCGTTACGGCTATAGCTTTTCAGCAGACTATCATTGATTTGCAGGAAACCATGATATTCAACAACCTTGCCCCCGATGCGTATAAAGGCGGCAGGTTTTATCTCGGTTACTGGCAAGATGACCTCGGCAGCACACAGGCGATATACTACCCCGCAGGCATGGCAACATTCCACCCTGTAGAAGTTATGTCGTTTAGCTCACCTCCTGTAACAGACAGCCTCGGACAAAAGAACTTCAACCGTAATACCATAGGTGCTAATAACCAGATGTACGGGCTGAATGTGGAGGTTTCGACCTTCGTAGATGCTACAAATGCCATCGTACAAAATGCGCACCTGTTTGATGAACTTATGGGGCTGATAGCGGCGGTAAAGACCGTAAAGGCTTTGATATTCTCTTACCGAAGCAACAGCGATACCCGAAAGATTACGGGCATACCCGCACTTGATGAACTATACGGGCAACTGAATGGCTTTAAGGCTGGTGAGGAAATCCCTTATGTACTCGGATTGCAGGATATGGTGAACAGAAGTATCAAAAGCGTAAAGAAATCATTTCAGGAAAATAAGTTGTTGTCAATTGGTACAAACTAATGCTCTACACACTACCCAACCCTACAGGTTATCAATCGTTTCTTGCGGCATTGCAGCAAAGGGCGTATAACAGGCTGTGCAGCGTATGGGGAGTGCATGATACGAATTACAACAGCTTTGGGATGGTGCAGCGAAACCCTACGAGCGTAAAAGGAGAGTACATACCCGAATACTACGACCCAACCACGCAGCAGAACCTGACAGGGGACGGTACAAATTCATCGGGTGGTATGTTCTATGAGGACACAATGGCTGTAGTAAGCTATTTCGCAGCAGCAGACCCTGTAAAAGCAGATAAGGGTGTGAATACGCTTAAATGCCGTTGGATGTTCTTTATTGATTTGAGCAAGATAACCCCAGGGGGATTGACACCGACACAACAGGGGGGGCAACGGCTGGACGAAGTGGCGATCAACGATGTAAAGAACTATGTGGAGTATAACGGCAATGGCTTTACTGTAGTGGGCGACCACAGGAACATTGACAAAGTGCTGGAGTGGTATAGCGGGAGTGCAAAGAAACAGGCTTTGATAGACAACATGGAGAACAAACTATGTTTCTGCCTTGAACTGGAACTGCGTTACAATCCATTACTGAACAGGACGAAAACAGCAATACCGATACTTATGCCACAGTTGATACCACAATCATTGACCTTGTTTATAACGGCTACGCCGATAGGCAGGCCGAAGATAAAAGTAGCGCAGAATGTGTACATAGAAAGTGAGTATGCGCCAACCGACATACTAACGCCTACGGTACTAAATGCCAGTAATGGATGGCTTGCAGGGCGGGAAGTTGTATATCCATTCTTTTACAATAGCGAGGTACTTATGACCCCTAACTATAACAACGTGAACGGACAATGGGACAGGACAGCAAACGCACTACCGGGCAGCACAGGATTTGTGGACGGCGACACAGTAATAATACAAGTATTGAACAATCAATTTTAATTCTAAACCTCTAATCTCTATCAACAATGCCAACAGAAACACAGAGTAACGTAAACCTTGCCAATACGAATAACACGGCCAATACGGGTGTTATCGGGCAGAATGTAGAGCCGCAGATACCTAAAGCGGTCATCCTTGTACCATTGGGTACGATAATACCCGCTGCGACACTGGCCAGCACATCGGCAGTATATACCTATGTGAACGCAGCCAGTGCACAGGGTACAATAGCAGATACCCGCACAACACGGTGGTTTGCGCTTAACGGACTTGACGACTTCAAGGACGAAACCAAAAAGAACAACACGGTTGATACAGGACTTAACCAGTTCGATATTACCAAGTTCGACACAAAGGTATCTTTCAGGTATCTTACCAATAAGCAGAACCATCAGGAGCTGTTGAAGCTCATCAATACAAATGGCTATGCCGTTTATATTGTGGACAGCGCAGGAAACTTGTGGGGACGTAAAGACCCAACAGGAGCGGGCGGCCTTGCTCCATATTCCCTGCTGCAACTGTTCGTGATGGACTGGATGATGTCGGATGTAAAAGACTTCAACCAGTACCGTTTCTCTATGCAGTTCAAGAACCGTGGGCAGTTCAATGAAGACTTTGCCATTTATCAGGCAGGATTGGACAGCGACAGCCTTGTAGGGCTTGAAAATGCGGTAGCAACTGATATATCAGCAGTAGCAGGCACACCACTTACTATCACAACCACTACAGACGTAGTATTGACCTTGAAAGCGGGTAATGGCAGCCAAGACCTTGCGCTGGCTTATCAGGGGTCGTTTACGGCGGCTTGCTTTGTGGCTACCGACCTCACAAGCGGCACGGTACTTACCGCACCATTGGTTCATGGGCAGGGTACTATCATCATTGCCGGTATTACATATAACTACGTATGGCTAAGGCATGGTACAGCGCCAACAACAACGCACCAGGTACAGTACACGCTTGCCGCTCCGAGCGTGGTAAATGCCGTGATACCCAACTTCAACTGCGTAACCGAAATAGCGCAATTTGGCGTGAACGGGGCAAACGCAGCAGTACATACATTCTAATCACTTAGCGGGGTGGGGAAACCCACTCCGCTTAATTTTATTTTATGGCAGTAGAACATAAACAATGGCATGAAGAGCCGTGGATACGCACCATCAGCCTTGATGAATTTATTAAGTGGGGGCGCAAGAACACGCAGCATACCGATGAAGAACTATCGGAGATATATGGGGTTGAGGAAAAGGATGCCGAACCATTGCAGGAGGTGAAGCAACCACCTGTAGTGCCTGATGACATAGATGCTGAATAAATGGGTGGCACAGTACGTGAATACCGTGAGAAAGTGCAGCAACTTGAAAGTGCTGTAATCAGTATTGCGGGTGAGTGTATGCTGGAGCATAGCGAAGAAATAGCGCAACTATTGGTGTACCAGCAACGGGAGCAAAGCGAGGATAGCGCAGGACAAGCATTACGACCATACAGCCGCAGATACGCTTTAGAGAAAGCGCACCTTACAGGACGTGGCGATGTAACAGACCTTGACCTTACGGGTGAATTTCATGCAGAAATGACGGTACGTGTAGATGGCGACCAATACGAGATAGAAAGCCCATCAACAACATCGGATGGCGTACTAAAGAGTGCATGGCTGAACAAGTGGAATCAGGCTAAAGGCGGTGCGGAAGTAATGAGCCTTACCCCCGAAAATAAACAGCAGGTTTGGGCAATAATCCGTGATGACTTTATGGAGAAGGTGGAGGAAGTGTTGGTGATTGATTAAAATATTTCCATACCCCAAAGATAAGGAAAACCCGAACGTGGAGTACCGGGTTTCCTGATATAGCTATAAAATTTGCCCGTGTGAGATGGGATAGGTAGGCTTCATAAAATTACGACAATGAAGCAGAATTACAAAAATAATATTCAAAGCCCGAACATGATAGTAACAGCCGCCGTATTGGTGGTATTACTGCTTATATCGGGTGTGTGTGCCTATTTTATGGGTATATGGGGATGGTTTGCGCCTATCGGGGTGATTTTGACCATTGAAGCCATACTCCGCATTTACCAATACGCTAAGGAATGGCATATAAGGCGCAAGAACAGGAAAGAATCGACTGCCACGCCTATTAATACCGCCAATGGCTTTACCCCCACAGAAACGCCCGTAAAAGAGCCAAAGCTGATAACCAACATAGCCGACCTGCCGCTAAAATCATTTATTCAATGCTGTGTGTATGAAAATCTGACCGTATTGGGGGAAGGAACGCCCGAACAGGTAGCCGAGGCATGGGGTGTGCTGCTGAAACAGTACCATAATGCCCGTGGTGATGAAAAGCTACGTAAGCGCATGGAATTGCTATTGAAGATAAAGGCACTCGAAAAACGGGCGGCGATCATAACCCTGCTGACTGAATACATGGAGCGCAGTTATAGCCAACATGCCGCTAATGTACTGAAAACGCTGTACCCACAATACCAATTTACTGAAGAAACGATACTGGCTGACCTGAAAAAAGTAAGGACGGGCGAGGTAAAGACGGGGCTGAACTATGAAAAATTAGTAAAGCAATATGAGAGCATGGCGGGTGAAGGCAGCAAGGTGATACCCGACAAGGACCAGCAGGAATGTGCCTATATGGACATACTCGCAGACATCAACCAGATAGAGCATACCACGTATGGGGTAGAAACTATCAATACACTACTATTCGCAAGGCTGGAACGCCGCAGGGACAAACACATTCAGAACCTTAAAGACCAAGTGAGCAATGGCCGCAGATAACATAAGTAATATTATAGACCCAAGTGTGATGCCTGACTTGCAGGCGTTGATTAGTAAGCTCGAAAATGTAGAAACCGAGTTAAGGCAAATTAATGTCAATCCAATTACTATAAAAATAGACACACAGGGTACTTCTAATATAAATCAACTTACTGCGGCAATTGAGGGGCAGCAAAAATCTATTGACAGCATAAACGCTACCATTGTTCAAAACAGGGATGTTACGCAGCAACTGACGGCGGTAACTAATACTTACGGAGAGAGTGTTGCGGAATTAAGTAAAGATTTAGCATTTGCAAAAAGTGATTACGATGCAACAAAGGCTAAGATAAAAGAACTTAATGCCGCCTATGCCGATGGTAGTATAGGCGTAGGGGCATATGTCAAGCAAATAACAGCAGTTACCGAAGAGAATGTAAGGCTAAAGCAGCGCATTACCGAAACTACGAAAGCTATACAAGAGCAGACGGAGATAGGCGTAATGAAGCAAATGGAGGCGTGGGATAAATTAGTGCAAAAAGCAGAAGACTCCGAGCGCAAACTTGTTTTATTGGAAGCTGATAGAACCAAGAGATCATTTGAGCAAGCAGAGCGAAGAGAGCGTAATGAAGTATTATCATTTACGAGAAAAGCACAAAGGCAACAGGAAATTAATGAGAAACTTGCTTATGATAGTGAGCCTGCCGCACAAAAACAGGCAGAAGCCGAAGTATTAGCGGCAGAAAAAAGCACATTCGCTTATCAAGCCCTTGCAAAGGCTAAGAATATGGCGTATCGCCTGCCTGCTCTTTTGGGTGAATTGGCTTTGTTTGCGGTTTTATTTGATGCGTTGGGTTCTATAAAGAAAGCGTTTGACGAACTAACACCATCGGAAAAAGCAGCCGCAGACAGGCTTAAAGAATACACAGATAGCATAAAAGACTTACGCAAAGCACAGCAGGATTTCATAGGCAAATCTGCTACCGATGCGAAAATGGAGAATGACGAGGCGCAATTCTATATCAGGACTTTCGGTGATAAGAACACCACAATGAAAGCGCAAATAGATAATTATGAGAAATTAAAATCGTTATTACCCGGTGTGGTATCTGGATTTACGCAGGAAGATGTAATTGCAGGTAAGTATAACGACACACTAAAAGAAAGAGCAAATAATATATCTACATGGAAAACAGAATTAGCCGCACTTTCTACAGTATATGAAAAGCAACTGGCGCAAATAAATGGCATAGACCAACAAAGGATAAATGCGGCAAAAACAGGTACGCAGCGTGATTACCTTGAAGGTGTACAAGCGCAACATGAACAAGCGGCAAGAGGCACACAGGCATCTATGGATTTACTGCGTAGTAAATTAAATGAAAATGCCCCCGACCCTAAAACCAAAAAAGACAAAGCCCCCAACGCCAAAGACCTGAACGCAGAACTTGAAGAAGCCCGCGCAAGGTATAAGGCAGAACAGCAGGTGAACCAAGAGGCGTTTATAGCGAGCAAGCAGACATTTACCGATAAGCAGCAACTGGACGAGGACGAGCGGGGAAGTGCCGAAGCCCATGCGGCTGAAATGATACGCATTATTGAGAAGTGGCACGGCAAGGTGGGTGAGAGTGAGAAGAAATATCTTGCCCGTAAAGAAGAAGTGGCGGCTGAAAACTTAGCCACCGACAATAAAGCAAGTGAGGATGAAAAACGCATTGCTGATGAAATAGAAAAAAGGCATATAGAGGCACAGAAGGAAGTTGACGACCTGATAAAAAAAGGTAAAGAGCAGCGTGACGAACTGCAAAAAATAGCTATTGAAATTGATGCTATCAAAGCCAAATCTAAAAGCACAAGCGACTATGCTAATGGCGTGGGTGGCATATTGGAAGGTGCAGGTATAGATACGGGCGACTACCAAGAGCAGCAGAAACAGATAGATATACAGATAGCGGCTAAGAAAAAAGAGGGTGAAATACTTGCCGCAAACCTCGCGGCCGCCAAAGCAAAAGGGATAAGCTCAACCGATGTAAATGCGGCACAGATAAGTGTAGATAAAAACGGCGAAGACCTTGCTAAACTGGATGCTGATAAACAAGCTGCGGCAGATGCTAAGATACTGGAAGGTAAAAAGGAACTAGGCGCAAAAATGGTTGAACTGGCAAAACAAACATTTGATGCCATTAACACTATTCGTAACAACCAATTTGCGGCAGAACAGCAGCAGATAGAAATACAGCAAAAGCAATTACAGCTTAACTCACAGCAGCAAATAGCGGCTATTGATGCAACTACGGGCTTTGCGGTTGAAAAGGACAACGAGAAAGCTAAAGCCGAAGCGCAGAACGCAGCAGCAGCACAGGCATTGCAGACCAAGAGTAACCAACTGCAACTAAAGCAAGCAGAGGCTAATAAACAAGCGGCAGAAGCGGAGATACTTGCTAATACTGCTACTGCTATAGTAAAGACCATTGCGACTTATGCCGGCATACCTGGCGGCTTTGCGATAGCGGCAGGGTTATCAGCGGTAATAGCAGCGATAGGCGCAGCCCAATACGCAGCAGCGGCAAGTACCCCGCTCCCGCAATTTGAGCATGGCGGTACAACTACAACAGAAACCTTTATAGCGGGTGAAGCAGGGCGGGAAGCAATGATAACGCCAAGTGGCGAAGTAAGAATGTCGGCAGCCAAAGCAAGCATACACAAAGCCCCGATAGGTACTAAAATTATACCTGCTGATGAAACCGAAAAGCTGATGAAGTACGCCGCCGCTAATGTGGGTAAGGATGGTGGGTATAATGCTATGCAGCAGATATACAAT